AAGGGGCTAAAAAAGTATCTGCGTATGCAGTTGTTCCATTTGGTGTTACTCCATTGTTAGAAAAAGTCCAGCCACCTACAAAATTTAATCTATGTCCTAAATTAGTGTTAACAGGATTCTTTAAATTATATTTACAAGTCGTTGCAGTACCACCTACAAATGGGTAAACCGCTAACATTTTAGTCCAAAGTAAATCGGTTTTTAAACCTTTTACAAGAGCGTCTATTGCTCCTTGTTGTGTTGCGTCAGTTATTCCTGTTGCTGTAATAAATGCTTGTGCGTCTGTGTCTGTTGTTACGCCTACTATATTAGTCAAACCTGCATAAGATAACGAATGCGATTTTCCCCAACCTATTGCGTTGTTTGCTCCTTGTCCCCAACCAATTGTGTTGTTTCCTGAACCATCGCCCCAACCGTTACTATTTGCCATTTTCTAATTTCTTTAAATAAGTTTTTAACTTAACTATGTTTACTTCTTTTGGTTTGTAGCTTTTTAAATGTACCATCCTGTATAATTATTATTAGTATCTGGAAACATATCGCTATTACTATTCGTGTTGTATTCAGGAAACAAATTGTTATTATTACTTATGTAGTCAATAAAACGTTGTGTGTAGTGTTGTGCTATTTGTGTTTCCTTTTCAATTAAAAAGTCTATTTCGTTTTTTTCTACGCTTGTTGAATTTTCCGAATTGTGTTTATATACTCCTTTGTTTGAAATTGTATAAGCTGCAAACGGTAAATAATACTTCATCGCTAAATGAATTAACATCGGCTTTAAATAAGTAGTTGTAAGCGTTAAATAATTGCCTGTTAACGTATTTGCTACTATGTCCGCTTTTATCTTGTTTAGGAGCTTTGTACCAGTGAAATTTTGCAAGTCTGTATCTTGTGCGATTTTAATATATTGTATAAAATTATCCGTATCTACGTTTCCGTTTAACGAAGTGAATTTAACTAAATCTTGTCGTGTTACTAAAAGTGCTTCTGCCATTAATTCTCTTTTTTATTTTTAGGTAAAAACCCTTTGTTAGGCATATCAATTGGACGTGTACTTACTAACTTTGGGTTATTAATTACATATCCGTATTTTTCTGCTTTTTGCCCTGCAATTTGTCGCGCTCGTGGACTGTTTATATCAATATTAGTTCCTTCAAAACTTGCATATATTTGCTTGTTCCAACGGTGGTGGCAATTTCCACCGCCCTTATACAACCAAATTGAATAAGTGTCGGCACCTTTTGCACCCCAACCTGCGTTAACAACTTGTGTTGTCATTCTTATAATGTCTTCTTTTCTGTAAATCTTGTTTGCTAATATCATTTGTGTACAAAATTCACGTCTATTTTTAGTTATTTCACCGACATATTTATAACGTGTAAAAAATTTAACTCCGTCTATTAGTTCATCTTGTTGACTTTTGCTATTCGGAAATGCTGAACCTGTACTAACCAAGTTTACAATTTTGTTTAATAAACTTTGTTTAGGTTCTTTACTTAACAATTCGTTTTCTTCTTCGTCTGTATCGTAGTTAACTTGTTTTTCATCTATTAATAACCAATTTTCTTGTGGTTCTTCGCCTAAATCAATTAACGGGTTTGTGTGTGCGCTTAATTCTGTTCCTGTTTCTTCAGCAACTTGTTCAGCGTTCTGTGTGTTTTCCAAGTCCGTAAACTCTAAAGGTTGTAACGTTTTAAAGAATAACTTTAATGCAACTCCGTTGTAAGCTAATATGCTATCGAACGCGTCCAATATTTCTTCTTGAAATGGTCTTATAACCATATTGTCAAACAGTATGCTTGAATTTTTTAGTTCTTCTGCGTTACTTGAAAAGCCATTTGTTGAAGCAACACCAAATAATAACGGACTTGTAATATTGTGTCCTAACATTATTTTGCGTAAACATTCTTCGCTTAAATATGTGTAGTGTTCAGGTGCATCGTTTAAAGGTATGTCTTCTACTGTTGTTTTGCTTTCAGCGTTGTTGTTAAATGCTACAATTACTTTTTGTCCCCTACTTCCTGTAAGTTTATCAAGTACCTTGTTTGATATGATTTGTTGTTGTTCATCTGTTGGAACACCGTTATTAAAATTTACAACTTTAGTTCCGCTAAATCCGTTTTGAACTTCGTTAATTAAGTAGTCTGCAATTTCTTCTTCTAAAAGTGTATAAGGTACTGCGCCTTGATAGTCAGGATATGCGTAATATTTCATTCCAACCGAATAAGGTTTAGAAAATAATATTTCTATTTTTTCTTTGCCATAACCAAAAGCGTTAAATCTAATCGGTGCAAACTTTTTAGTATCGTCCCAATTGTCGCTGTAATAGTAACCTGTTATTTGTCCGTCTTTGTCGCATTTTTCAGCTCGTAATAAATTAACAGGAATATGATAAGCTTTTAATATTTTGTCGTGCTTGTCGTTGTAGTGTACTTGAATAGCAAATTGCCCAAACATTTTTCTATCCAAAACCATTTTACGCACGTCTTCTTTGTGAAATAAAGACATCATTTGTGCGTATTCATTCGGCTTTTTATTAGCGTCTAATGCTGAAAGTCCTTTTCCGTAAATTAATCGTGCTACGTTGTTTATAATAGCGTTATTCGTTGTTGAATTGCTATACCGTTCAATTAAGAATTGAAAGTATTGGTCGCCGTCTTCAGTTAAAAAGTCAACCCAATTTTCTCGGTTAGTTTCCGATACTACAGGTGACGTATAAGCCGACAAATTAAGTACGTGTAAGTTATTCATAAACTATAAAATCGTTAGTTGTGGAATTAGAAACATATTGATTGTTATTTACCGAAAATGTAACTAAAGGTTGTGCAGTGCAAAATATTCTATCCTTGTAAATTATTTCGTTACTCGAATTTTTTAATTCTAAAGTATAAAAATGTCCTTCTATTAAAGCGTAAGTATGTTGTATTGAATTTGTATAGTCATCGTAGCCAACTCCGTGTGCGTTTGTAGAAACAGAAGTGTTTGTTTGTTCGTCTGTTATTACCATTGTTGCAGGTTGTTGGTTAACTGCGCCCCCTATAACTCGCGGAACGTAACTAAATAATTGTGGACTTCCTGAAGGTGTTAATACTATCATATAGTTATAATTAAATATTCGTGTTTTTGTTCTTTTTTTAAGACAAAAAAAAAGCCGAACTTACGAACGGCTTTAAAAATAATTTTTTTAATTTTAGTCAACGTCTACTGTTGCCCCTGTGAAACAGCTACTAATTAATAAAGCATCTGTGTAAGGTGAAGTAACAGACAAATGGTTTGCAGGAACTGGCTCCTGTCCTACCAATGTCATTGTGTAACCGTTTAAGTCACCCATTGCAGTACCGTTTGAAACAAGTCCTGTTGTTACATCCATTCCGTGATTAAGTCCTGCTATAAAGAAATTGTTAGCGTTTGTCTTAATTACTACGTGTGGACGACCCCAAGCAAGTAATTTCATTTGTTTTGTAGTTGTTGCGTCTAAACCTTTAATTGTAAAAGTTAAAGTTTGCTCTACAAATGTAGTTCCGTTTTCTCTTGAACTTGTTATTGTTTGCTCAAAAGAATTTGCACCTTTTAAATCGTATTTAAAAAGTGTTGTAACTCCTGCAATACTATCAATTTCGTCTTCTAAATCTGCTGTTGCATTGTAAGTAATTGCACCCATATTGCCGTAGTTAATAAAGTAAATTGACTTTATACCGCCTACAAATTCTTTACATACTTCAGCTCTACCGTGTGTTAATAAACAAGCCATTTTGTTTTGTTTTTAATTGTGAATAAAATAAAGCGCAGTTGCCTACGCTTTTTATTTAATGTTATACTCCGTAAAGAACTACGTCTGAACCGATACCGTATTGAATACCCGCGTTGTAACGTAAAATAACTCTTACATTTTGTGAACCGTCAATATCTGACATGTCAATTGTCTTGCAAAGTGAATTGTCATTTAAAAGTCCGCATCCAAAATAAAGGTTGTCTACAGTTGTTGCAATCATATTGTTTGCACCAAGTCCGTTAGCCATAAAAATTGGAATACCGTCATAAGATAAACTTCCGTTTGTGTACCATTGTGTTCCTTGTGTGTTTGTTCCGTTTGCTCCTAAACCTGAAGCACCAAAACCACCTAATGCACGAACGTACAATTTAGCAATTTTTTGTGAAACATATAAACGTAAACCTTCTTGTCCGTAAAGTGCTGCTGGAATTAAATCTACAGTTCTACCAATTTCGCCAATTACTGTTGTTGCGTCTAAAGTTGTTGTCAATGGAGACGATACGTCAATAACGTCTGCGTCTGCTAACATCAAAGTTTTAAAACCGTCAAACTCTCCTGCTGTTGCGTTTGTTCCGTTCCAAATTGTAGTTTCAATTTTAGCTGCTACTTTAGCTGCTACGTGTGCAATTAAGAAATCTGCAAAAGTTTTAGGTAACGTTTTGAACGCTGAATAACCCATACTTGCTGACTGCCAAGATTGAGCCAAGTCTGTTTTACAAAGTTGGATGTTTACTTGGAATTCTTCTGTTGTTAATACTCTTTCAGTTAGTGTTACCGTTCCTGAAGCTGTGAAATCACAAGTTGCGTTTGCTACGATGTTACCCGTTGCAACTTTTTGCATAACTTGTTTGTAAGCAACGTTTGGAAGTATAGATACTCCGCCTTGCTCTAGTGTTGGTGCGCTTAATAAAGCGGCTGCTAAATACTTACCTGCGAACTCACCTGCGTAAGTTGTAGTAATTACTGGATTTGAACCAAATGGCATTTTGTTAAGTTTTTAAATTGTTAATACTAATTGTTTATTTTTTCTATAATTGAATCCATTATTGAACGTGGTCTTTTACTTGCGTATTGGAAGTGTTCAACTTCATTCGTGTTTTCAGGGTTAAACGCAATTGGTTTTACTTCCGTAAGTTCGGTTGCTTCTGTTGCAACTTCGTCAACTTTCGATAGTAATTCGATTTGTGCTTTTAACTCTATATTTTCGTTTGTTAATTTTTCTATTTCTGCAAAGAACGTTTCTTTAACTACGCTTTCAATTGTCTTTTTTGCAGTTGGTGTTGCTTCAGCTTCAACTTCTACTTCTGGAGCTTCAACTTCAGGTGCAACTTCTTCTTCAGTTGCAACTTCTTTTATTTCTAAAATAATTCCTTCAACTTCTACAACTAAAATACGTCCGTCTTCTAACTCATATTCTCCGATTGGAACAGGAATTTTTTGCTCGTCTTCAGTTACAATAAAAACTTCTTTGTCAGTTTCAAAAGTGTCAGCTTCAAAAATTGTGATGCCGTCCATTAATTTCATTGTTTCCAATTTTACTTCCATTCCTAAAAGTGTTTTGATTTGATTAATTACGCTTGTTTTCATATTTCGTGTTTTGTTTGTTTATTTATTTTAATTCTGATAAAATCTTTTCTCCTGCAAGTTTAGATTGCTCTAATTCTTTCATATATTTTTCATTTAATTTAATTAAATCTTTAGCTTCAGAATAACCTTTTACACTTTTAGAATCTAATCCTAAACCTTTTGCTTGTAAATCAATTTGACTTAAAATTTTATTAAATTCTTGATTTTGAAAACCTAAAGCATTTTTAGCTCCGGGAGTACTTTTAATATAAGATTGCATATTATCAATATCGTCTACAACTGAATAAAGTTTATTATAAGTAACTTTAATATTGTCAATAAATCTACTTGCTTCGCTTACTGCATTTTTATTACTACCTACTAATTTTGTTAAATCATCAGTTAAAGCTAATTCTACTTCGTGTTTTGCTAATTCCGTTTTGTCGGATAACCTGTCGTAAACGTTTTGTAGTGTGTTCATATATGTATAATTTAATTGTTTATTATTTGTTGTATTTTTAAATTAGATTGCGCCTATTCCTTGTGCTTGTAAACTACCGTCACAACATTTAATTGAGTACGTTTTATTGTCTTTACATAGACAACCACGTTGACCGCCTTTTGGACTTGTTTTCGCTTGTGCTACTTGTTTTGTTATTTTTTTACTCATCGTCCTTGTCTTGTATAAGTTTTAGTGTAATTTTTACTTGACTTTAATTTGCTATTTCGTGTTTTTGCGTGAACTCCTGCACGTTTAACTTTTGGTTTTTTAAGATGAATTTTAACGTTAGTTTGCTTCGCCATTTAAAATAATTTCTTTGATTTTTTCCACTAAAATTTGTTCTTCATTTATTAAACTCATTTCGTATTTGTCTGCAAAATAACCTTCAATAGAAAATCCTTTTACTTCACCAAGTTTTACTTTGTTCCAAATTTCATCGTTGTTTACTTTCATAGAAATAACCCAAGTACCTTTTGGAAAATTAAAACCGTAGTTCATACTTTTGTCGTTTTTTCCTTCTGTAATCCAACTTTCGACAACTGACATTCCGTCTAACTTTTGTTTATGTTCTAAAGTTGCGTTGTTCTGGTTGCTGTTCATAAAAAACAATTCACTTGCTTTGCGTACCGTTTCTTCACTAAAATAAATGTAGTATTCTTCGTTCTTGTCGTTCTTGCGGTATATTTGTTTGTTAGGTATTAAAGCCGCACCCATTAAAATACGCTTTTCAGCATCAACTTCTTTTAACTCTATTTCGTGTTTTTTTAGTGCTATAAAGTCGCTTTCAATGGCGGGACTTTCAACAACTGAAACTGCGTCTATTCCGCTTGTTTCGTCTTTTTCGTCAATTATTAATTCAACTATTCGCATATCTATTTAATTAAGTTATTGTTTGTTTGTTGTATTTTCTAACCGCCTAAAGTTGCGTTTGCTAACCTGTTTCTATCAAGTGCCTGTTGTGAAGTTACTTGTCCTGAAACAACATAAGCTTGTACAGGTTGTTGGTTTAAACTTGCTAACTGATTAACTCCACTTTGTCCAACTACGTTAAATTGTGGTGCTGACATCGTTGGTGCTGTTGCACCGCCACCGCCAACACTTCCTGCGCCTGAACTTGAACCGCCTTCAAATTGTGTCTTTGCTATTTTTGCAACTTGAACCGCTCCTGCTGCACCTGCTAAACCTGCTTCAATAAAACGTTGACCGGGAAATAATTCAACTTTAGTTGCAAGTGCTGAAGTAACTGCTAAATATGTATTTGTTAAAGCTGAAGCAAGGTTAAACGCTTTTTGTGCTTTAAACGCTCTACGTGCATCCTTTTCGCTTTTTCCTGCGTTCATTTGAAACAAGTCGTTTATAATTGAAAGTCCGTCCATTGCCATTTGAATTTTCTTTTCTTCAAGGTTGCGTTTTTTATTTGCTACTTCATTTGCGGTAGCAATTTCTTTGTCGGCTGCTTCTTTGTCTAACGCTTCTTTGTCCTTGTTGTATTTATTTTTTAATGCTAATAATAGTTCGTCGTTTCCTGCAGCTGCTTCTTGTTCTATTTTATATTTATCGTAAAGTTTTTGTTCTGCGGTATCGGTTAATTCTGCAAGTAAATTTTCTTGTCTAAAAAATTCTGCATCCTTTTTTTCCTGTGCTGTTTTACGTGCTTCTTCAGCTTGTAAAATATATTTTTGTTCTATTGCTAATAAGTCTGCTTCTTGTCCTTCTTTGTTTAATGTTTGTAAAGTGTCGTAGTCTTTTTGCTTTAAACTTTTGTCTTTTAATTGCTTGTCCTGCTCTTCTTTTTTTCGTTTGTATGCAAGTAATATAACCGCTTCTTCTTTTGCTTGTCCTTCGTCCATTAAACGAATATTCTCGTCTTCAATGTTTTTAGTTATGTCAATTATTTCTTTTGCTTGTTTCGTTTCAGTTTTCGTAGTTTTCTCGTGTGTTTTTTCGCTTCTACTATGTTTTTCACCTGCTATTCTAACATCGTTATCGCGTATTAATTGCGCTTTGTTTTCAAGTGCTGCTGCTAAATCTTTTCCTTCTTTAATAGAATTTTCCATTGTAGCTTTTGTAAGTGCTTCTTGTTTTTTTATGACATCGTCACTTGCTCCAATATTTCTTAAATAAGCTAAAGTGTTTTTTTCTTTTACATACGAATTGTGTGCTGTTGCTTTACTTGCTCGTTCTAATGCTATTTCTTCGTTTGCGTGTCGTATTGCTAACTTATGTAAAGCGTTTGCACTTGCACCAGAAGCTTCAGCCATTTTGTATTCTTGTGTATTTTTAGTTTTTAATGCTGTACTTGCTTTTTCGTTTGATTTTATTTGTGTATTTAAAGCTGCAGTGTTTTTTTTAATTGAAGCTGAATATCCTTCATTTGCTTTTGTAGCTCCACTAAAAAATCCCATTATACTATCTAAATTTGCTATTAACAAACCTAAACCAATAACTAATGCACCTACACCTGTACTAATTAAAGCAACCCGTAAAAGTTTTAAAGCTGTACTTGCTCCTGTTGTTGCTACGGTTGTCGCTACAGTTGCAGTTCCTTGTGCTACCGTTGCTTG